AGGTTTTGAGGATTGCCTAACTTGTAGCCCTGTGCTTTTTTCACAGCCAGAGCCTCCTTAGTTCTGGTGCTTATTCTCTTTGCCTCGTCCTGTGCCATAGCTGAATAAATGTGTATTGTAAGCTCATTAGCGTTTGGCATATCACAGCACACAAACTTAACTCCACTTTCAAGTAATTCACTCACAAAAGCCACATTTCGAGCCAACCTGTCAAGCTTTGCTATTACTAAAGTGCCCCCTGTTTTTTTACAGAGCTTTAAGGCCTCGTGTAGGATAGGCCTATACTTTAGCCTACCACTTTCAACCTCTGTAAATTCAGTATGTATGTTCTCGGGCTTAATGTAATTCAGTACGGCCTCCCTTTGTGCCTCAAGTCCTAAGCCAGAGGTTCCCTGTTTCTCTGTGCTCACTCGGTAGTATGCTATATATTTCATATTTCAAAGATATAACAAATCTTAAACGAACGTCTAAGGTTTGTTAAATTTAACATAAAATTAAAGGGAGGCATAAAAATACCCCCCTAACAAAGGTGTTCACCACAAACTACCCTTAGCACTACAAAGTTAAGATTTTTGCTGTTTGAAGATATTTATTTTTTGAACATTGATCAGTTGAGTACCTGTTAAGTTCTGAATTGCTTTTACAGACATATTTACAAAGGTTCTCGAAATTTCAACATCACTTGAAAGGTTGTAAAAGCACGTAGTTCTATTACCTTGCTTTACCCAAATAACGCCGTTCTTATTTATTCCTTTCATAGTGTACTCGCTTTCAAAGATACGTTCCTATCCTGAAAAAATACCCTTAACAGCTCATTTAATTCCTCACAAATAAACGAGGCCTCGCTCTGGGGTAAGGTTATGCTGTCGTGCTTAATAGTGAAAGGGAGGTTAATGTAATTGCTCATTAGATAGCTCACTATTGTATTGTGAAAAAATTTACCCTCGTGCGCCTGTACCTCAACGGCCAGAGCCTTATTACCTACCCTCTTTTTGTACTCCCTCAAGGCCTTTGCCTCGTGTGGGTAGTGAGTATTAAATACAATTTCTAAAGGGGTAAGGTAGTTAGGTATGTACCTATTGTAAAAGAGCTCACCAAAGAAAACAGCCTTAAACTCTGTTCGTTCCTGGGCTGTGTGCCCTGTTACCTTGCCTCCGTACTCGCTTAGGCTCATCATTCGCTCATAGCCACCACCACTACGCACTATCCTACTCCATTTTACACCACATAGGGGAGTAGGGAGTGGATAGGGGGCTGTTTGTCCGTTTTTGGCCTCAATACCACCCTCCCACATATCCCTCCCTATGTGGTGAACTTTTGTACTTATTAAGTGGTCGAAAAAACATAGCTGTGAGTTAGGCATATCTAAGCACACAGAGGCCTCGTGTTCATAGCCTGTAAAGTATGTGAATTGCTCAAGGTCACGGGGTAGCATTGAGGCGGGGCTGTACAGCCTCCCTTTGTTGTAACTAAAGTGAAAGGGTAAGGCCTCGTGCTCAAGCTTTGCTTTGTGCATAGCCTCAAACTCATTAAGGGCTATTATTCGAGCTTTGTATTGAGGTGTAAGAGGCTCGTAGTTCTGTTCTATGTACTCAAGTGCCTCATTGTATCTTATTCGCCTGTAAGTGAGCTGTAAGAGCTCGTGCCTCACATAGGGGTTTAATTTTATGGCCTCCTTTACTAATTGCTTTCGTACACTTTCAATTTTCCTTTGGTATGTTTTCTTTAGAATTGGCGTAGCCTTTATTCGTGTGCTATTCAATACCTCTGGCCTCACTCTGTAAGCCTTAGCAAAAGCACCCTTTGAGTAAGCCTCTGTGCCCTTAGCGTTCAATAGCACCTCAATTATTCTGGCGTTGAGTAATTGAGAAAGCACAAATTTGTAGTATTTATCCCCTACAAGCTTTTTGAGTAGCCTCGTGTCTAAATTCACATAGCCGTTAAAATTTTCTTTATTCCTAAGCTGTTGAAAGGTAATTGAGTGAAGCACCCAGAGGTATTTATCACGCCACCTCTTTTGGTAGTGAGGCAAAATTGTAGATAGTTCTAAGTCGGGAGTGTATGCTAAGGCCATTAAATTTAGTTTGTGGTTGCTCAAAAGTAGCTTGTGGGGTTATTCGTTAAGGCTGTGAGTGTTATATCTTTTCCACATTGTTTTGAACACGTCTAAGCTTTGCCTCTATGCCCTCAAGTTTACTATTGAGGTAGTATTTCGCATTGTAGTATTCATTCATATACTCAAGGTAAGAATTGAGCTCAATGCTAAGGTCTGGCGCATTGAGTTCTAACATAGCCTCAAGTATTGAAATCATTTTCCTTATTTGATCGGCTGGGTAGATTTGGTTATTTTTCATTGGTCTTTTTTATTCGTGATATGATTTCATTTTTATGAAATTCAAAATATGCCTTAGTAATAGGAAAGTGAAATTTATATTTTCCATAGCCTAACATTACAACCTCATTTCTATTGTAATTAAATTCATTGTCTAAAATAGGAGAGAGCCTACGTACATCAGTAATATTGAGCTCTTTGCATATTATCTCAAACTTATTTCTCATTGTTCACTAATTTTTTAATAGTGAGGTACAATTTCTCGTGAAATTCACGTTTACTTAATTGGGGTTTCTGGGGAGAGCTGTACGTGGGCTCTCTCCTATTTTTTACTATTGCTTTCATTACCCTTTCAAACTCTTTTTTATTCGTGAGCTCAAGCTGTCTTAGTGTTATTACATTTCGTTTTTTCATTGTTCTAAGGTTATTTAATCCACTCTATTTGTATTGGTTTGATTTCAGTAGGCTCTTTGTCCGTTTCTATGTAAGTGCTCTGTAATTTTGGTAGCACGTAAGGTAGTAAGGCCTTTACAAGCTCAATTTTATCCTTTGCCTGTAAGCCTGTGAGCTGTAAGCTTTCAATTTCAGCACTCAGCACCTCTGTGAGCCGTTCCTTAATTTTTGCCGTTACCTTATTGGGAGTGCCTTTGAGCCTACCCCCTCGCTTTCTACTTTCCACTACTTTAGAATATCTAAAATGAAATAAGGGTTCGGCATTAACTTATTGGTTCTGTGGTTCATTACAAGCCTACCAGAGTAAGCGCTCAAGATATTGCCTAAAAATACGTGAGCAATTTCCTGTGAGCTGTGGACTGCTTCACATACCTTAGCCAGAGCTTTGAACTTTGCCACCTGTTCGGGTGTGGTAGCATATATTCCAAAGTCGCTTTGCCCTGTTACTTCTATCCTGTTAAATTCATCTACCAACATTACGAGCTTATTGTAGTCCACAGAGGCCAAAAACAGCATTTTCTCGTATTCTATGCCCTCGGGTAACCTATCTGTCCACTTAGCCAAAAAAAGTGCCTTAAAATTGCTTAAAATGTCTCCTGTGGTAAGTTCCTCCGTAGGTTGTAATTTGCATACATTGGTAACGTACTGAAATAGGTTTTTCTTTGCCGTTTCTTTGAGTGCGCTCTGGCGTTGTTCCTGTGCCTCAAGCTCGTAATTATAGCCTATAAGTATCTTATCTTTTTTCATTGGTAGGTAGATTTATGATTACTGATTTACGTATGAATTCACTCACTGACATTCGCTCACTAAGAGCCACATACCTAAGTAGTTTCTGTTCCTGTTCACTTAGCTTAAAGCTTTGAACAGCTTGTTTTTTCTCTTTTTTCATTCTGTTTTGTATTACGTTCTATATATATAACTCACAAAACTACTTTTTGTACCCCCTGTTTTGTACCTCATTGTAAGGCCAAACTCAATACCTGTAAAGGTTTGTGCTACTTATTAACGAAAACAAAACTTATTCGCTTTAACAATTTGCAGTTGATAAATTCAATTTGTAATTCAATTAGCATTTAACTATTATTCTAACATTTGAGCTATGAATTGGCTAACAATTAAAGAGGCTGTGCAATTTACAGGCAAAAGTGAAAGTACATTGCGCAAATTAGCTAAGATAAAGCACAAGGGAGTTAAGTTTGAGACGTTAGCAACAGGCCACAAAAAGATACTATTTAGTGAGGATTTTCTAATTAGTAAATTCGCCTCAGTCAATAGTTCATTCAATAGTTCAAATGAAGATACAGCCCTTGAGCTATTACGTGAGCAGTTGAACGTTAAGGATAGGCAAATAGAATTACTTAATGAACGGCTTCAAGAGGCACATATCTTAACGGCTAACCTTGAAAATAAGTTGAGCCTTGCACTACCAGAGCCGAAAAAAAAGAGGTTTCTATTCTGGTAGTAACCTCCGTACTTGCATAGGTGTAAACTCTTTGCCTGTGGAGGTTCTAAAGCCGTTCTTGTTTAATTGTTCGGCCTTGCTTTGTAAAGTTCCTGTGAGCCCTACGAGGTACGCCTTAGCTCTTTGATTGTTGAGGTTGCTCTGTGCTTTGAGCTTAATGCTTTGCACCCCTTTGATCTGTGCCTCCGTAGTAAGGTTTTGAGGATTGCCTAATTTGTAGCCCTGTGCTTTTTTCACGGCCAGAGCCTCCTTAGTTCTGGTGCTTATTCTCTTTGCCTCGTCCTGTGCCATAGCTGAATAAATGTGTATTGTAAGCTCGTTAGCGTTAGGCATATCACAGCACACAAACTTAACTCCACTTTCAAGCAATTCACTCACGAAAGCCACATTTCGAGCGAGCCTATCGAGTTTTGCTATTACTAACGTTCCCCCTGTTTTTTTACAGAGCTGTAAGGCCTCTTGTAGGATAGGCCTATATTTTAGCCTACCACTTTCAACCTCTGTAAATTCGGTATGTATGTTCTCGGGCTTAATGTAATTCAGTACGGCCTCACGTTGAGCCTCAAGTCCTAAGCCAGAGCTTCCCTGTTTCTCTGTGCTCACTCGGTAGTATGCTATGTATTTCATATTTCAAAGATATAACAAATGTTAAACGAACGTCTAAGGTTTGTTAAATTTAACATAAAATTAAAGGGAGGCATAAAAATACCCCCCTAACAAAGGTGTTCACCACAAACTACCCTTAGCACTACAAAGTTAAGATTTTTGCTGTTTG